GTATTAACAGTTAATGTATCAGCAGTATTTGATGCAATCATCCTTTCTTGACCTATACCTGTTCCGCTAAAAATTCTTACTATTTTATATTGATAGGCATTAACTGTCCAACCAGATCCAGTTTTTCCTATCGTTGTTGCGCTATAAATATCTGAATTTTCATATTGAAGTTGAGGACTAACGGGTGTAGTGCTAACTTGATTTGCATCAACTGATTTCAATAAATAATCAAGTGATATAATTTTAATTTTTGCCGTATGTTTATCGTTTTCTAATTGTATACCATCAGCAGAAATTAAACCTTGATATGCAAAAATCTCATATATCGTTCCATCTTTAGCTACAAAACCAACCTCAACTCTAATCATAGATAAAAAAGCCATATACCCATCAAAATATCCAGATGCATTATTTTCATCCCATTTTCCATGAGAATTATCTACGGTTAATGTTAAATTTCCCATCTTCCATACATTTAATTGATCCGTATCTGCTTTCCAAGTAGTCTTACCGCACTTAATAATATCGTTATCAATATCAACCGCTAATGTACTTTCCCAAGTATATTCTTGATTAGTTGCATCCCAATATCTTCTATACATTGTTATTTTTTTATATCTTTTTAATTTATTTTCTTTCTGTTGATTTATTAACCAATTATTATATCCAATCTTTTTCATAATTATACTTCCTCTAATTGGATTTTAATATTATAACCTGCAGATTTAATTTTTGTGAAATATTTTTGCTGCCACGGAGACATCCATAAAACACGATAATAATCTTCTGGTTTATCATATGCATCTAAATAATCATAAGGCTCAACGATAACAATAAAAGAATTATAATTATCATATATATCTTTTAAACTATTTAATTCTGTTTTAGATATTTGCCTAAATTCTATCGCAGAAGCCCATTTATCATATTGAACAATTCTTTGACCAGTGCCATTATACAATCTTCTATTTGAAGTTTTTTGCTTATTCTTAATAGAAAATATATCCATAGGCATCGTAGCTTCCCATATTAAAACCGTCATTATAAATGCAGAAATTGTTTTTTGTTCATCAGCTACAATTGTAGTATCCATTTCTATTTTTACTTGTCCAGCACTTACGCTTGTAAAAGATAATATATAACTTTCTCTAACGCTATCTGTTACTGTATCTTGTAATACCCATGCATCATATGCCGCACCATTCCAATAGGCTGTATATATTCTAAATAATTTTGCATTACATCCTGTAATAATACATCTATCAATATCCCTATTTTCATTTCCACCATCTGCATCTTTAAATTGATTGGTTATAGTTTCTGTAGTTGTATCATCACTTCCAACACTTTCCCACTCTGTATTCTTATCGTAATCTACACAATTCTCAACTACTCCATCTCCAGAACTTGCAGATATAGTATCTTGATCTTTATTAATTTTATTCACTTCAAAAAAATGTGGATATTCAGACATTACACTGCCTCCTCTTCATTTTCTTTTCCAGTATTGTATATTTGCATAGCCATTGTAACAGCCTCTACAGTTTTTGATTTTACAGCATCACCAATTTCTCTTAATGTTTCTTCTAAATTATTTTCACTGACGTTTGTTCCACCTAAATTAACATCTACTCCACCAACATTAATATTTGTTATTTTTGTAACTCCACCGCCTGAATATGAATTACTTCCACTAGTTGCGACTGAACCGCTCTCTGCTGTATCTAAACCAGTATCGCTTATTGTTGGAGTAGAACTATCAACATTTTCCAATGTCGCATTTGAAACATCACCAATAGATGATGTATCAACTTCTAATGCAGTGCCGCTTGTTCCTTTTGTTAAGGTGTGCATTTGTGCGCCATAATTAGCAACCAACGCAGCAGTTCCAGCAATTGCTAATGGTATTCCAAGAACACCCTTCGTTGCCTCTGCCGTCCACATTCTAGTTACGCCCAACGCTAACTCTGCTGTCATTAATGCAATGATAAAAGCTTTCTTCTTTTTAGCTGAAGATCCCTCAGCCTCAAGCACCGTTCTTAACGTGCTTATAGTTGTATCCTGTAATTGCCTTACTGCCTCCATTTTTTCTTTTGCAGTTTGCTTTGCAAGTTCTACAGATTTAGCATCATATATTTGATCTAATTTAGCTAATGCTTTTTTCTGAAGAGCTGTATTTGTAATCTTCTTTTTAGTATCTGTAATTGCCTGCTTTTTTTCAAATGCTAATTGTTTTTGTTTCTTTTCAAATCCCTTAAGATTTAATAATTCTACTTTTTGAGCCAAATCTTCATAAGCTGCCTTTTCTGCATCAGTTGCCTCTTCTACATCTACTACCTTATCTTTATTTATTTCCTTTTCTTTTTCTGCAAGTTCTTCAACAACCACTGAGGCTTCTCTTTTCATAGCAATAAATTCTATTATTTTTTCTTTAATTTGAGTTTCATTTGCAATTAATACTTCTGCTGATGCATTTCCTCTTTCAACTAAACCATCATATTTATCTTTCAACACTTCTATCAATTCAGCTTGCTTTTCAAGTTCTGGACTAATCTTACTGTATCTATCTTTTACTTCATCAAATTTTGAAACAAGACTATCATACGCCTTTACCTGCATATCAGAAGCTTGTTTTTCTGCTTCCTGCATTTCTTTCCTTGCCTTAATATAATCTCTTACTTTAAAAGTTAACTCTACTAATTTATATGCCGTAAATGCTATAGCAGCACCAAGTCCTGCTGTCATCGCACCTTTTGCAATTAATGCATTTGCAGCAACTTTTGTTAATGCTTTAGACAAAAGACCATAACCAACTATTATTGCTGGAAGTTGTGAAGCAACTATTAATAAGCCTCCAGCAACAGCCAATAATCCCGCCGACCACATCGCAGTTTTGGAAATAATTGTCTTAGTTCCTTCCTCTAATTTATAATACCATTTAACAAGTTTTATTAATCTATTTGACCATTTTTCTACTATTGGTAATAAACCTTTTCCAATCTCTGCTCCTAATAAAATAAATGCTTGCTTTAATTTAGCAAGCGTCATCGCCGCAACCCTTGCATTTTTTTCAAAAGCTTCTTGTGCAACACCTGCCCTATCCGTCATAATCGCCACATCTTTAGTTATTCCCTCTAAATCTCCCATAGCAGCAACTATACCAGTTAATGCCCTAACATTTGGAAACATTTTCTTTATTTCTTCTGGCGTCAATCCAGCCTTTTTAATTCTTTTTAATATTTCAACAAATCCATGAGTTTTTAATGTAGCTGTTTCCATAGCAAGCCCTAATTTATCTTTAAAGATTGTCGCAGATTCTTTTGTTGCACCCATCATTCCATTTAATATGCCCCTAACTCCTGTCATTGCCATTTCCATTCTAATACCACTTCTTGTTAATGTTGATATTGTTGCGCCTAGTTCCTCTAATGACATTCCCGCATTCGCCGCCATTGCTGAAACCTTACCAATGTTAGGTGCTAAATCAGCAAATGTTAATTTACCTCTTTTAACAATAGAAAATAAAAGATCTGATACATCTGCTGCTCTATCCGCACTTAATTGATATGAATTTAAAATCGTTGTAATTGCATCAGCTGCTGTACCTGTATCGGTAAGACCACCTTTTGCCGCTTTTACCGACGCATCCAATACGCTTATAGCTTGTTCAGCTGGAATAGAAGCTGATAAAATATTATATAAACCGTCTGCCAAAGTATCTGTTCCTTCACCAAATTCTAATGACATCCTTTTAATAGCTTTTTCAAATTTAGGCATATATTTCATAGACTGCTGATCCAACATGGTTGAAACCTGCGCCATTTGCGCCTGAAACTTTGCAGCCTGATTAATAGCAACGCCAAGTCCAGCCGTTAATGCAGCAGAAGCAATCAACATTTGCTTGCCAGCTTTTTTAAACGCAGCAGAATGATTCTTAATATTACCTCTTATTTTATTAAGGGTATTACTAGCCTCATCTTTAGCTTTTATATTAATTACTAAATCATTTCCAAATGCCATAACAAGCTCCCACTAATTATTTTTTCTCAGTTGCTGATATAGTTAATATTTCCATATACAAGTTAGATGCAAGTTCAAGATCTTTTAAAATTACCTTTATAGAAACTTCGGTTTCTTCATCATAAATTTCTTTATCTACAACTTTTGGTTTAGCTACTCCATCTACTAATACTGGCGCTATAATTTTTGACATTTCCTGACTCTCAAATTTATCTACAAACATCTTTTTAATTTCTTCCTGTGTTTTTCCCACTATTTTACCTAACACTGCTGCGCCTTTTCCAGCAAATATTTCAATGTTTACTTTCTGAATTTCAAATTCAAATTCATCGCCATTTCCACTTTTAACTTTAACAATTTTTTTTCCAAGTAATTTTGCGGTAAGTTCTTTTGGTGAGATACTCATTTTAAATCCTCCTAAAAGTTATTGGAGGGAGGTATTTCCTCCCTCCAAATTATATTAATAACTTACATCTTTATTCTGTAAAGTAATTGTCATTTCTTTATCTACAGCACCTTCAATTGCACGAAATGGTATCGTATGATCAGACATTTCTGCACCACCAGTACCAGGAGTAAATGAATTATAATAAGCTATAGGAACTTCAATTTTAACCGTATAATTTAAAGAACCATCACCACCTGTTATAACGCCTCCAGTAAAAGTTAACTCTAATGCTCCAGGAGTTCCAGCAAGAAACTTATCGTAAAGATCATTATTTTCAAAAACTCTATTAAAGCTTCCTGAAACTTCTCTTTTTCCAAGTCGTTCAACTTGCTGTCTCGCACCAGAACCAACTATACCATAACGATCTTCCCTCAAATTATTAGTCAAGGTCAATACGAAATTTGATACTTCAACTTCAACCGTATCAATTTTAAATACTCCCTGAGTAAAAATTAATGGATTTTCTGTTGGATAAGTTGGCGTCATTCCAGCGCCTGAACTTTCTTCACGCCCCACTAATGTCATCTTCGCCATAAGTATAGCATTTATTGATGCTGTTAATTCAATAACGCTAATCTTACAACCAAAATAATCACGCACTCCTATATCTCTATCAATAGAAACAGTTAATCCATGTTCTGGTAAAGCATCAGCCAATGTAAACGCATGACTATATACATCAGCGTTATCTACTGCATCTGGCTGCGTACTGTTTACCGTTCCCAGTGCATGTTTAAGTATCATCCCTATACCACCCTCAGGAAATACTTCCATATCAATTGTTCCACCTACACGCACCGCGCCTAATACACGCCTTTTAATTCCAGCGCTACCACGAATCCCTAAAGAGATAATTTCTTCCACCTCTTTAATCATAGCCTCATCAGTAAATTCCAAATAAGCTGTAGGAGCAACTTTCGTAGCAAAAGCTATTTGTTCTCCAATCCCTATTTGTTTTTTGAATCCCTTTCCTTGTAATGCCATTTTCTTTCACCTCCAATTTTATTTTTATATTATTCCGCTAACTCTAATCCTTTTTATTCCTACTAACTCTATAATGCCATCACCAACTCCGCCCATTTCCCCTCTTAATTCTCCAAGCGCGTCAACTCTTTGAATTGACAACCCCTCAGGAGTATTTAAAAATCCGTTGCAACTATGATTCTTTCTTAAAATAGTAGCAATTTTTCCTAAGGCTTCATCTATTTCATCTTTTCTTACTGTAGCTTTTAAATTTTTATGATAATAATGTAATATAGCAGTCATACCAATATTCTTAACATTTGGACATACAACAAATCTTTCTTCTGCGTTATCAAATATTACATATACTGAGGGAAATTTTGGCGATAACCATTCCTTAGAAGTACCAATAAAATTTAATCCAAGATGTGTTTTATTATCTTCTAATAGAGCAACAATATTATCAATAAAATCATCATAAATATAATCTTCGCCTCTATCAATTGTAGCCATCCTTCCTCCCTATTCAAATTTTACGTTTCCAGTCCTCATTTCAGAACGAATAAACCGATGAGCTTTTTGTACTATTCTTCTTACGCCGTCTTTAGTTAATTTTAGATATTCTCTTTTAGGCATATGATACCCTTTACCACGTCCTGATACTTTACCTCCTAAATTATGTAACTGTGCATATGGTATAACAGATAATTTTATTCCATAAGTTACACCATCATTTGTAACAGATGTAATATTTCCTCTAGCTGTGCTACTTGTTGCAGCTCTCCACATTTTTCCAGATAGTTTTAAAATAGACATCGGAAATTTGCTTTGCATTTTTGTTTGAGATGCCAAGTAACTAGCCTTTAAAGCTTTCCATTTAGGATTTCCCTCTGCCTTAAATTGATCCTTAACTTCCTTTCTTATAGTTGGAACAAATTTTTCAAACATTGGTTTTAAATGTTGTAATATTTCACCAGATACCATAAAAAATCTGTCCATCTCTGCAAAACTTTTATGATCTATATCAAATGAAAGTTGTAATGATTCCATAATTTCTCCTTAACCTAACAACACCCACGCCGTCCCGTTCCATCCTTCAAACTGTCCAGTTTCAGTATTAATTCCTGCTTGACCAACATAAGGTGCAGCTGGTCTTGATCCAGTTGTCCATGTATCTGGAGGAATAATAACGCTTTGTTCTATACTCAATGATAATCCTGAAGAACCCTCACTATCTATACTATGCGGATGATCTCCATCATAATCTTGATAACTAGCATCTTCAAGCCTCTCCAATCCAGCAACACCTCTATATTCAAAAAATTTGGTTGGAATATTATATACTGGTCTTTCTAAAATTGGTATATCATCTGGCGCGACCTGCGTATCTAACGAAAACATTTTATCTTTAATTTTTTGTAAATAGCCCTCAGCCTGATCTTTCCACGTGGTTACAGTATCTGGCGTTTCATTTGGCGCGTTTGCAGAAAATACATCTCTATACAAATTATAACTCGCTAATCTTTGAGCTATATAATTTAATATATCGTAACTTAATACAGTAATAGATGCATCAGTAAGTGCTAAAAATGCGCTGCCAATTTCAATCCCATCTTCATTAACTGATTTAAAATAATTTGCAGTTACATAAGATCCTGACTTAGTAACCTTAATTCCCTCATATAATGCTGTTCCATTATGATCTGTACCTCTAATAACTATTGTATTATTATCTGACATTGTGCCATCGCCACTAACCACTATTGCTAACTGTCTTGGCGTTTCTGGTTGATAAACCAAACTTTTCGTTGCTGAAAGTCCAGTAGTATTTAACAATATTCTATTCCTCAATGGAAATTTATAAACCCCTGTTAAATATCCCTGTATAGTTACATCTGCCTCTCTAATACTTTGCTCTGCATTAGCTTCTGTAGTTGAATCATCTTCGTCCTCACCAATTGTAATATTATTTTTCTGTGTTTCTAATATCCGCTTTAAATCTTCTATTGTACACAGCATTGTATCCTCCTATTTTATTATCAGTTAAGACAACTATTAATTATTATCTTGACACATAATAAAAGATTATAGTGGGGAAGTTGGCATATAGCCAATTTCCCCACTCATATATTAACTACTCCTTACGGGGTAATGTCTGCATATACAATGTTTTCAACTTTCTTAATTACTGGCAAACTATTTAATTCAACCAGTACCCAAATTCCAGCTGGATCATCTTCCTGCCATGACTTACTAAACTTTCCAGGTCTGTAACTTGATTTCGGATCAGTTGAAGGTGCTAACTGCTCTTCTGCAAAAATAGAGCTAGTCACCATAAACACATGTGCATCATCAACGAACTTCGTAAAAGTATCCGTTGACGCTGGCACATAACCTGCATCATACACTACAAAATTAAGACCTATAACACGAGTAATATAACCACTCTGCAAGATCTGGGTTTTAAGCTGCTCACCCATCAGGGATTTAATCCCTGTATTTTTAACTAAGTAGTTCATAACAATGGTGTTGCAATAAACAGTTGTTGCCTGCTCACCACTATCCTGCTGGATTAACTGTTTCCAGGTAGTCAAGTCGCCGATGATATCGCAACTAACATCACTCCAAGCTGTTCCAACTGTTGGTTTGTGAGTTGCATCAATACCATAGTCAACCGTAAACTTCACCTTTGTCTGATCAATAGTTAAAGTTCCAGTAAGCGCAGACCATCTAGCCCACTCTCTCCGAAATTCAAGTCTACTATCAAGATCAGCCAGCTCATCCTTAACCGCCTGTTCTGCATACTGAACATGATCAGTTCCTGGCTTTCTCAACCAAGCCATAGTAGAACCTTTCAACTGTTTCTTTTCTTTTAAACAAGCTACCGTACTTGAGCGCTGAATAACCCCAAGTCTAGCGACAACATTACCCTCGCCGTCAGGCACTACATAGTCAGCCATATCCCGATTCTGGTGCGTCTCATCCCACTTTGCAGTGTCGGTATCTATTGGTTTTTCAGGAAACATTGTTTTACCAATAAACTGAGGCGTCGGAAACTTTTTGACCACTTCAGTCATAATTTGATGCTGAAGTATTGAAAGCTCTCCATATCCCATTTTAATTACCTCCCATAGAATTTCTACCACCACAAATTTATAAATAAAAATATTTCATTTTAAAATATTTAATTCTTAAATTATATAAGAACTATATCAGTATCTGCTCCACCTTCAATTCCAATAAGCCGACCATTAAGATCAACTAACGCAGCAGCATCATAATCAGCAAGTTTGCTTTTCACAAATGCACCGCGTATATAAGCAGCGACAAGAATATCGCTAGAACTTGCATCAACTTTATCTGCTAAAATTGCTTTTGCAACTTCACTACCATCACCAGCGCCTGAATCATACTTAACATATTTAGTAGATGCAGTTTCAACTCCCAACACCTGACCTTTTTCAAGCTCGCCTTCTCCTGATTTAATAGTTACATTAATAACAATGTAACCATGACCAGAAGCAAGTATTGCCGTAGGATCATTTGTTAGCGTTGTTCCATATCCTGGATAATTACTCATTTACTTCCTCCTTTAAAATAAATTATATAAAAAATTATATAAGAACTATATCAGTGGTTGCCCCACCTTCTGCTCCGACAAGTCGACCATTAAGGTCGGCTAACGCAGCTGCGTCGTAATCCGTCAAACTACTCTGGACAAACGCACCGCGAATATAGGCAGCTACAAGAACATCACTAGAGCTAGCATCAACTTTATCTGCAAGAATAGCCTTTGCAACAGCACTACCGTCAATAGCAGTGTCGTCGTACTTAACGTATTTAGCAGATGCAGTTTCAATACCCAACACCTGACCCTTTTCAAGTTCACCCTCACCTGATTTAATAGTTACATTTATTACAATATAACCATAACTAGAAGCAAGAATTGCTGTAGGGTCATTTGTCAACGTCGATCCATAACCTGGATAACTCATTATACATTTCCTCCTTAAAATAAATTATTAACTATAATCAGTTAACTTTTGATAGGTGCATCTCCTTTTGAAATACGATCAGCTTCAGCCTTAATTTGCTCAGGCGTCAACTCGCCACCATTTTTAATCTTCTTAGATTCCTGAATCGTTCTTGATTCAAGATCAATTGCTTTGCGATCTTTAAGAGTTTTTTCCAGCACTTCTGCTGACTTACCACCCTCTAAAAGAACAGCTTTTATATCTTCCTGTTCTGCAGGGAGGATATTTCCAGCCTCAACATACTGAGCAACTTTACTATCAGTTGCTTTTTCAAATGATACCCTAGCTTCAGCATCAATCGTGTCAAGTTTCTCTTTCATAACTTTATTACTTTCCTCAAGATCTGTTTTTGCTTTTTCAAGCTCAACAATCTTAGGCTCCATCTCCGCGACCTTTGTTTCCAGGTCAACTTTTTTCTTTTCCAGCTCCGCATGTTTCTGCGTTAATGTTTCAAACTCCTTCATTTCAGCCTCCT